CCGAAATCAATGATTTTGAAGAGAAGTGTGAATGTGTTACTGAATTAACTCGAGTTAAGATAAAAGATACTCCCCAGTGGAATAATGTGGAACCTATAATTGTTAATCCTATTACTAGAAATAGCCTTATTGATGTCATAAAGACTATTAATAGGAATGTTAAACAATGTAAAGTTCGTGACCCTGATACTGATATTCTTATGTCTACATATTTATTAGGTATTAAAGGTAACATTGTATTGTTGAATTCTCATGCCTTCCGCCTGAATAAATCAGGTTGTTACGAGATTTTCTTTGCAGCTAGTCCTATAATTGAACCTGGATGCAAATTATTTAAATCTTGTTTGAGAAATGAGAATATAATCCATATTGGAAATGATTTATGTATGTTTAAAATACAACATCATATTTTCTCTGATATAACGGACTACTTAAGTGATCATACTCTAACTGAAAGTACTACCGGTTTTATCGATAATAAGAAAATAAGAATACATCCTAATCCTACTAGGGTAGATGTATCTAGTCATGGTAAGACGTATCATCTTACTGAGACATTTTCTTATAATTGGCCTAATCATGCTTATGGTTTGTGTGGTCACCCTGTTGTAGCAACAGTAGGTCCTGGTTTTGTTTTGCTAGGTATCCATGCTGCTGGTGATGAATATAGTCATCTAAGTTATGCATGCTACTTACGACAATCAAAAATTGTCCAAGGTTGTACAGACCTTGATTCTAAATCGCTAGTGAGTATTTATGCTGAAGCTCAAATTTCATACGCGGCTTTTGATTTACATAAACATTCCCCTTTTCATTTTGAACATTTTTCTTCTATTAGAAATTTTGGTTCTTTGCTTAAGGATATGAATATAAATAATAAATCAATGGTAAAGCCTTCTCCTTTGATGACTGATGATATGAAACTTTTGTTTGATACAAGCGATTACCAGACCGAAGATGGTAAATCTATCTATGCACCTCCTATTATGAAACCATTTACACGCGATGGAGAATACATTTCACCTTGGAATTATACTTTGCGTAAAATGGATAAAGAAGGTGTAGGATTAGATGAGTTATGCTTGACGAGAATAGTTGATAAGATCATTGATCGAATCCCTATTCGGGCATGGAAGCCTGTTACAATGGACGTCGCAATTAATGGAGTTGTCGAAGATAGTTTTATGAGACGGATTAACGTCCATACCTCATCAGGTATAGGATTTTCTGGTAAAAAAGAAAATATATTGCCTATAACTTTAGAAGCTCCCGATAAACTTAAGAGAGAACCTACCCATGAACTTAAACGAGAAATTATGAAACTCATAAAGTGTTATGAGGCTGGCTCATGTGCGGAGATTATCTTTAAAGCATCGTTAAAAGATGAACCTAGACCAATAGAAAAGGTACAGGTGGGAAACACTCGTATCTTTTATGTTGGTCAAACCCCTTATCTTATTTTATGTCGCATGTTTTTGATGCCTCTTTTTACTGACATGGTAGAGAATGGTGAAGATTATTGTACTGCCATAGGAATAGATATGCATAGAGACACACCCAAACTTGTTGAACAACTACTAAAGATCTCTCAGATGATTATTGAGGGAGATTTTAGTAGTTTTGATATTACAATTCCATTTGGTTTAAGATGGGCTGCTGTTACTCTAATATATCGTTTATGTAAGAGAAATGGATATGGTCCTTATGCTCTAAGAATCCTTATGGGATTACTAAGTAATTTCATGAGTTCTTTTATTTTGTTTATAATTGATCTTATTAAAGTATCAATACAGCAATCTGGAGCATATGGAACAGCAGAATTTAATTCGCTGTGTATGCTAATTCTATTAATGTACATATGGTATATGGATGATTTTCTTTGCCAATTTGATTTTTTTGACCATGTATTTATTCGAACCTACGGAGACGATTTCATAGGAGCAATTAGCAACTTTGCTAAACCTTTCTTTAATAATTTATATATTAAGGAGAAGTGTATGTTATATTTTAACATGAAGTACACTCCAGCAAGTAAAGGACTAATTACTCTCGAGACTCTCTCTTTAGAAGATGCATCTTTCTTGAAGCGACGATTTAAATGGCACATTGCATTAAATAGATATGTATCGCCTCTGAGTACTGTTTCAATAGCACGTTCTCTGTCTTGGTATATACCAAGTGGAGCCGTTTCACGTGAAAAACAACTTTCCGATACGTGTAAGAATGCTCTATGGGAGTATTTCTTCCATTGTGATAATAAAATTCAATATTCTAAATTTAGAGATACTATATTAAGAACTAATATAGAACTCTTTGGATTAGAAGATTCTGATATTGTCACATTCCCTACGTGGGAATTTCTAGTCGAGGCTTTGGCATGACTAGATGGTACTTGCAAATCCATAATTTTTGCTAGCTCTCTTGAGGTTTGCACAACCCCTGAGAAGTATTTACCGTGTACTAAGACTCCCTTTAATAAAGATGGCCTTGTGCGTTTAGAAATAGATGCACTTACTAAGGAGAAGGATGATTTAAGCAAGATCGTTCTTCATCCTCTTTTTAGCTCTGAAACAGCAGAAGTAATCTTTCAGATGTCCCATTATAGGACATTTCCTGGTCTTCAATCAGAGTATGAGAAAGCCTTGTTTATAAAATCCCGAATTAAGGATATTACTGAAACAATTGCTTTTCTCCGAAAGAAACCTCCTCCCGCTAAACAAGTATATATTAGATCTGAATCTAAACTGAGTGATTCTTCCATGATGGAGGGATTGGTCACTAATGACTATAAACAAGAAGTCATGAGTGATGCAGTAGGAACAGCGGAAAATGTTATTGATATCAATAACTCGCGCCCATCACAAGATGGTCAACGTGAGTTAACTAAATTAAATGACTTTTTCGCTAGACCAATTCTAATTTCAGAAGGTACAATTCCATTGGGATTTAAATACTGGAATATGATGCAAGTCTGGGATCTATATACTCTTAACCCTGCTGTTAGAGGGAAACTCAGAAATTATGCTTTCCTACGTGCTAATATGCATATACGTATTGTTACAACTGGAACTCCATTTCATTATGGTAAGCTCCTATGGTCCTATCAACCATATCAAGCTTATAACACTGTTTTAGATGGAATGATTTCTGATTCATTCACATTTTCAGATTTATTACCTTTACTCACTAATTATCTATCCCAATCGGATGGATCGATTTATGTTGATGTAAAAGAAAATAAACCTGTGGAACTTATAATTCCGTATGTGTCTCATAAACCTATGTTTAGATTATTTAATACTACTCAAGGGTTAATAGGAGATACCACTTCTTTTGATGATCTAAAAGATGCTGGTGCTCTCATACTTAAGACCATAACTACTGTGAATGGAGTAAATACCACACAACCCGTTACTTATCAAGTTTATGCTTGGCTTGAGAATGTGAGTCTTGGTTGTCCTACTGGACAATTGGTCTCAATTCGAGCTGAGTCTAAAATGGAAGATGAACGTGAAGTTGGTCCTTTAGAGAAGATTGCTTCTAATGCTAGATCTATAAGTGACATGCTTCTTGAGGCTCCTATTATAGGACCCTTTGCTAAAGCATCGTCAATTACCTTCTCAGCATTAGAAAGCTTGTCTGCTCTATTTGGTTGGTCCAAACCTGTTCTGATTGACGCTCCTCATTTGATGAAGAATATGCCTTTTCAGAATGGTGCTCATACTGTGGGATACGATACTAATTATCGTATAACATTAGACCCAAAACAAGAACTCTCTGTGGATCCACGGGTAGTGGGTATTGATAAAGACGAAATGGTTATATCTGATATAGCTGCTCGTCAGACATATCTTACCTCTTTTTCATGGACTGCAGATCAAGTTCCTTATGAATCTATGTTTATGAGTTTTGTTGAACCAACTCTAGATACATGCTATCATGACTCTACACGTCATTATGCACAACCTACTGCGATGTCATTTGCTGTATCTCCTTTTTACTATTGGAGAGGCAGTATTGAGTTTACCTTTTCTTTTTGCGTTTCTGCATTTCATAGAGGTAAAATCGCAGTTTGGTATGAGCCTAATGCGGGATCATACGCTACAACATTTGCTAATCTTAATTTTAATAAACAATATATGCAAATTTTGGATCTTCAAGATGCTCAATCTATTACTATGTGTATAGATTGGCATCAAGCTAATGAGTATTGTGTCACTCGACCCAATACTACAGTAGCTGGTATTTCATATACAGCCACTGGAAGTACTTTTACATTTTATGATAATATATTTTATAATGGTGTAATTTGTATGGCTCCAGTAACTTATTTGACTAGTCCTGATGGATCTGCTGTTGACGTTATAGTCTCAGTTTGTTGTCCCGATCTTAAAGTGAATAGATTGACTAACCTTAACTTTCCTACTAATAGGATCCTTCAGTCTTCTGGAGGTCCTTCGATTGTAGCTGAAAGTAGGTTAGATTCTCAATCCACCTCGTGCTTTAATATAGCACCTTCTACTGCTAAATCAGATCATATTGCTCTACAACATTTTGGAGAAAATCCAGTTTCGTTTCGAGCTCTACTTAAACGATATGTTAATGTAAGACGTGATACTTTAGGAGCCAATGTTCCTGCTTCATCAGTCTCCGACGCTTATCAGTTATTAAGTATATGGCCTCCTAATTATGCTCCTTTAGGTATTACTACAACTTTATCAAATAGAGACTTGTTCTCTTATCTTCGATATGCTTTTATGGCATGTAGAGGTGGTATGAGATATCGTCACTATTTCACTAGTTTAGCACACTATAATGATCATGCAATGACAAATGTATCTTTGCTTAACCCTGGTCCTCCTGTAGCATATTCAGACAATGTTTATGCTCCAACTATAGGTTCGCCTTCACCAGTCCCTCAATTAGATGGGGCTGTGACTTTTGATCCTAATAGTAATGGAGGTGTTGAAGTGGAAATTCCTTTCTAC